CCGCCATGACAGTAATCAATAAAGTCCAAGGGATGTTTTCATCATCGCGCTTCTTGTCGTCAGCCACATTAGACCCACCGCCCATATAACTACGAACACCACTGCCGAGACCCACGCCACTTTTGACTTGATTTCCGCTATTCTTTTTTTGCGTCGCCATGATGCTATCTGAGCTAGCCTAAGTTCTTCCGCATGAGCTTCATCTTGCTCTTTGACGATACGCTGCCACATCTCCTCAAACTTGCTCCACAATGCCCCTAATTCTGGTGGAGCCTTGTAAACCATCGTTTCGCGTATCTCAGCTAACATCGCATCAAGCCGAGAAGTAATCAATATCCGCTTTAATGCTCTCCTACCTATCGATTCTTCACCCTTATAGACCTGTTTGGCTTCTAACTGCTCCTTGAGGAATAACTTACTGATAGAGTCATAAGCATCCATCAATGCGCCTAGTTGGTTGCCGATGTCCGTAAACACATCGTTAGGATCAGCCTTGGCTATCTCCTGAACCCTCTGGACTTCAGCAACGTATTGCGCTTTCTGAGCCGGGGTTGGATTCCCACCTGTTACCTTGTCATACTGAACCTTCAGATCGTCTAATACGTCCTTGACTTCCCCGGCTGCGTTCTTAATATCCTTGTAAAGTTTGCAACCGGCTTTAACGGCACTGACCGCAGCATTAGCAGCAGCAAGTAGCGTTAGAGGATCGATTTATTCCTCTGGATCAGGCTTCTGATTTTTTCTGGCAATCTTTAGGTGTTGGTGTTTATACCAAGTACCAATTAACAAGCCGATAACACCGATTGCTAGACCACCAAGCGCAGCGAATTCATTAGCTGTAAGACCAAAAAAAACGGCAGTCGCAGAACCGCCGTAAGTCGCCGCAGTAGATGCTTTACCTATGTCAACCATTTCTAGCCTCAAGTTGTTCGATACGCTGGCTCATCTCTTTTACTGCGTTAATCAGAGCAAACGTGAGTTCTGAAGTATCTACAATCTTAAATCCATTGTTGTCAGTTTTTACACAATTAGCAAAGGCAGTACCTTCTAGTTCCTGAGCAATAATACCCACAAACTGCTGTGATGGGCTATCAGACTTCATGAACTCAGCGGTATAACGATAGTTCTTAGGCTCAACCTGCTTTAGTTCTGCTAGACCCTTACTATAAGCACTAATGTCCTGCTTGTAACGTGAGTCTGAGTAGCTGTTAAATGAGCCACCACCGACTTTTTGAACGTCAGAAATGCTAAATCCAGCCGATGACGATCCAACAAAGAATCTCATTGCTGAACCGATATACACTTCCATAACAGCACCCGTCCAGTAAATCGAATTACCTGTGGACGTAAAGTTATAGCCGTTAGGAGAAATGATGCCAGTTGAGAATGTCTTTTCTCCGGCAAGTGTTTGACTGCCAGTATTAACAATGCCAGAAACAGTCGATGAGGCTGTAGGCAACGCAGACGATGACCAAGCACTACCGTTAGACGTTAATACATGACCACTAGTACTAGGAGCTACTGACGATACAGCAGACGTACCGTTACCCACCAATACCGCACCTGTGGACAATGAAGTAGCGCCAGTACCGCCATTAGCAACTGCTAACGTACCGCTTAAAATGATCGTGCCTGACGTAGTTACAGGGCTACCAGTAACCGTTAAGCCTGTAGAACCACCAGACAATGCAACGCTAGTAACCGTACCAGTTCCCGGTGTCACACTTCCCCAAGCAACGCTAACACCGTCAGTCGTTAGGTATTTACCTGAATTACTTGTCTGAGAAGGCATCAAAGCATTAATCGCTGTCGATGCTGTAGTGTTTCCAGTACCGCCCTGAGCTATAGGCAAAGCGTTCGTTAGGGTTACAGTGCCACTAACAGATAAGTTACCGCCAACAGTAAAGTTATCCCCATCAGACCCTGCTTGCTGGTCTTTTAGCTGAGACATCAACTCACGAATAGCGTTATTGATGTTTGATGGCGCACAACCTTCAGCAATGTTAATCCCACCAATGTCAGTGTTATTAGCCGCTGTTGCGCTGTATTCGCTAATCTTGTTCTTTGCCATGATTTATTCCACCAATCCAAGTAATCCGGGAACAGCAAACGGAGACGCAGTTCTAGCCCTTTGCACAGCCTCAGTAAATGTCGCTGGTCTAGGCGCAAACATAGCTTTTTCACCTAAACGATAGTAAGGAGCAGTCATTAGGGCTGTCAATGCACCTGCCATAGGATCAACGTAACCAGCACCACCAGTTAGCAAAGCACCTGTCATGCCTCTAGTTGCTGTACCGCTGTCAGGCACTTTCTGACCAAGGATAGACGTAGCACGACTAGACAAGTCTTGCATAGGCGCAGCACCTCTAGCAAATGCACCCTTACGCTTAGATATATCAGCTTGACGTACAGCAGACTCCAACTGAGCAGGGCTAAATACGCCTTCCTCACCGCGAGTCTTAGCCATAGCTGTTTGGACTCGAACAAAGTCACGATAGGCAGAGTCAACTTTCCTTAAGTCACTTGCGTACTTAGGATTCTGGTTCCGCAGCGTATTCATGTAAAAACCTTCTAAATCTTTGAAGGCTTCACCTAATAATTTTGTTGATCCAGTACCAGCGCTATATGTTCCAGATAGCTTTGCTAAGTCTTGTTTAACAGCCTGAGCCTTCTGACCAGATACAACGCCTGAAGCCCTAAAGTCAGCTTCTAAGCCATTTACATAGGTTTGGAACTGCTGTTTGTCAGCCTCAGATAAATTGCCTTTTGCGTAACGATTCTTGATAGCATCAAATCCAGACTGAACTTTAGGAGTGAACTTGACCGCTAGATCAGGCACTACATCGTTATATTTGTCTTGAATGGACTTCTCTACGAACAGATAAGCATCTCGACCAGTTAGCCCTTGTGGAACCTTCAACTTAGGGTTGAGATTGCTCAGAACCTTGTTATAAGCCGCAACGTTAAATTCGGAGAATTGACGCTCTCTAGCACCGCTTACGATACCGCCTACCAATGGCATACTCTCTGCGGCTTGTTCCATTTGCTGAATACGACCACCAAACGCAGAACCCGGAGTTAAAGATATACCTTGCTGACGTAATGCAGCAGCTTCAGGACGTACAGCAGGAGCCAGCAAACGACCACCACCGCTAAGAACCGCAGTTCCTCCACCACCTAGTAAAGCACCAGTTACAGTGCCTCCTGTGACATCCTCAGTAGCCTTACCAGCACCAGTAGCAGCACCCATACCAGTACCTAGCAGAACATCGCCTATAATCCCTGCACCGCGAGTTACTGGCTTTGTCATTACCGCAGCAGGAGCAAGCATACTTGCGCCAAATTCAGTGCCACCGGCTCGTAAAGGCTGTTCCTGAGCAAACTGAGCTTGTTGTGCGCGTAACTGATCTCTAATCTTTTCGTATTCAGCACCGCTAATCTTGCCACTACGCAATGCAGCCTCTAGCTCATCAGCGAATCCAAATGTCACGCCCTGAGCAGCAGCCCTAGCAGTCTCAGCACCCGTCGAATAGGCAACAGGAGCAACTACAGATGGGCTAGGAACAGCCGGAGTTCCTTGCTGTTTAGCAATTTCCTCAAGACCAGAAGTAGATACCTTATCTAGCTTTCCAGCCCTAAGGTACTCTAGGTCTTTGGTAGAGAGTTTGGACAAATCCATTATTTGCCCTTTCTACGATCTAACTCACGTTGAATTGCATCCATATCAAACGCCGGAGCGTTCATATTGCTAGGCATTGTTGGAGCAGCACGACCAGATTTAATCATCGCAGATTCAAGCAAGCTCTGTAGACGATTCTGCTTATCTTTGATGGTTGCTGGCTTATCACCAAGCATCGGGAAATACGATTTGCGGTAGTTTTCCAACTGCTCACGGGTATATGCAGCACCAGTACCCAACGTAAGCGCAGCATCAAGAATCTCTAACTGAGCCGCTTCAACCTGTTGGCGAGACTCAGGATTAGCTAGGTTCTTTAAGTAGTCCGAGCCCGTTAAGAACTTGACAGCCTCTGCACTAAACTTAGGAGATGCAGCCGTAGGATTTGCGCCTACTACCGTCTGTAACTGATTTAGCGAATTGACAACGCGATTCGTTAGGAATCCAGCAGTACGCTCAGATTCAGTCGGCATATTGATATTCGTAGCCCCTGCTTTGCGCTCCGCTATACGCATATCGTATAACTTATTCTCAAGTTGCATGAGTTCAGCAGGATTCAACTCAGCAATGTCTCGACCTTCAAACATAGCCGCAGCCACACGACGATCTTGGTTCGTGTAATCAGTTTTCTTAGCAACAAACTCAAGCGCACGTTTATTAAGGTCTTGCAAACCTTGTCTTAGTTCGTTACCAGTAATCCCGCCTGTTACAGCGAGTTGCTGTAGCTTATCAACCTCGCCCTTGAACTGCGGAGGAACAGTATCCTTAATAGTTCCAAAATCAAAATCAAGTACAGATTGACGCGACATTTGCTTACTAATCGCATCAATTTGTCTTAGGTTCGACTCAATTCTGTCCTGAGCTAACTTTGTAGGAATACGAGATAAACGCTCATTCTCTGACAATAAAGCCTGTGTTCTTGCTGCTAATGGGTCAACTTTAGGAGCTTCTCCAACTACTGTAATTGGTGAGCCTACAACTGCTTCAGGCATTTCCGTTTGTGGTGCAGCCATAGCAGCCGCAGGAGTAGGAGCAGTAGGCTCAGTAGGAGCCGCTGAAGGAGAGATAGCCTCACGAATAGGAGCCATCTCAGCAAAGTATTTGATAGCTTCAGCAGGATTAGCCCGGATATACGCTTGCATCATCGGATCGCTAGCTACTCTTGGGTCTTGGAGTAACTGATTGATCGCGTTAATTTGCGCTCTGGATTGCTGTAACTTCTGGACTTCTGCCATCTGACCGATACCAGCCTGATACGTCTGACCTGCACCTGAAAACCCTTGAGCAGCAGCCGTTAAGATGTTCTGTAGCGCAGAACGAGGATAACCACCGCCACCCATTCCTTGAGCCAAGGCAGCACCGAAACCTAGCAAGCCAGCTAGGTTAGAGCGTTTCTCTAGTGAAGCCTGTTCCTGTGGACTCAACAACCCCTGATAAGCAGTCGGAGTACCACCAAAAATATTAGGAATGTAATCTTCTAGTGCCATAGATCACCTATAACAGACTAAATTGAGGAACTGCCGATTGATATTCCATAGATGGAGCAGACGGTATCGGGTTGCCTCTTAGTAAACCGGGGTTTACAGGTGGCTTTGGAGTAAATTCTTCTTGTGCAAGATTGGATGCCAGATTCATTGTCATTGGGTTTTCTTTCCCAAACTGCATGAACGATTTAGGCACTTGCTGTAAGGTTGACATTAGGCTAGGAGCCGCCATCGCTTGACCAGCAGCCGTATTGATAGCACCCATACTAGCCGCAGGAGCAGCAGCAATATTCGCAGCCTGAGCAGCACCAGCAGCCCCACTAGCAGCACCACTAGCAGCACCAAATACGCCGCCACCGATACCGCCTAATAGCGCACCAGTTAAAGGATTCCCACCCCTAGCAGCAGACGTTATGCCACCTAACGCAGCACCTATCATCATTGGCGCACCCATTATTTACCCCCCGATGTAGCTGTTTTAGTCTCCAATGGAGTACCTTGGAAAATGTCGGTTGCTTTCTTCAAGAAATCTAAAGGCAATTGTTGTGCTTTTATTCTTCCCATAATTGCATCTCTGTCGTAAGCCTCACGACCTTGACCAACCTGCAATAGACGCTGAATATCTGCGTAATCCTGAGCAGCCAATGAAGGAGCCAACTGAGCAGCCTGAGCCTGTCTTGCTAGGTCAGCAGACGTGATGTCAGAAGCAGCACTCAAAGCACCTAGACGAGTCCTTAAAGCCGCTTGCTCACCTGCTGACAGACCGCTAGCACCTGCAAAGCGATTCGCTATAGCCTGTTGCTCTAGGCTACCTAAGCGACCCATAGCTGCCTCTTGAGCCTGACGCTCTAGCTGGTAATTCTGTAGATAAGCCTGTTGATTCTGTTCCGCTAAGGCACGAGCTAAGACATCCTGAGATTTAGCCGTTTGTTGTGCCATCGCACCAGAACCATAACGACCAGCAGCAGCAGCCTTAGCCTGTAAGTCCTTCATGCTCTCGCCGAAAGACTCACCAGCCAAACGGTTAGCCTGAGATAAAGCACCCTTTAGGAACTCGCTACCACCACCGAGATAAGCACCGCCAGCAGTGGATTTCGTTAGCCGAGCAGCCTCAGATTCCGGCTGACCTTCCATCATGGAACGATAGAAACCAGCAGACGGATCGTAAGCACCCATCCCCATAGCCTCGATCTTCCCGGCATAAGGGTTTGAGTAGCCCATTTGTTGAGCTATGACATCTTGAGCTTGTCTAGTCAACGGAGAGCCAGCTAAAGCACGTTGTTCTGCCATTGCCATGGCTCTTTGCGTAGCGTCAGATGCTCCAACCGCTAG